AAATTAACAACAATTACCTATGCTTAAAAAATTAGCGAAACAATTACTTCCGAATGGTAGGGCGTTTCGTATGCCTTACAATAGTGATGGTGATAAATTTTTAGAAGCAATTGCAGAATCAAAACAAATTGCATTTGATTCCGCATTGGGTATTTTAGATGCTATTTTACCTGATAACGATAATTTTACTACATTGGACGCTACTCAATGGGAACGGAGATTAGGGATAATTATAGATAGTGGAGCATCATTAAATGATCGTAAATTAGCGATTCAAAGAAAAATGAATCATCCTGGTGATATTCAAGCAAGACAAAGCGGTGATTATATTCAAGGAGCATTACGTGATGCTGGATTTAATGTGACAGTTTTTTGGAATATAAATAGAAGTTTATTGCCTACTCCAATTTATAAAAAAAATGTATTTGGAATAAATAATTTTGGAGTAACTAGATTTGGTCTTTTACCATTATTAGTATATCCAAATAGTGAAATAGTTGCTAATTTTATTGATAAAATAAAAGATGAATCATTTGAATTAGGAATAGATAATAATAGTTTTTTTGTAGTTTGTGATTCAATTTTAGGCACACCTGTGAATGTTCCAATTGAAAGAAGGGAAGAATTAAGACAATTGATTTTACGATTAAAACCATTACATTTGCCTTGTTTATTATTTGTTACATCATTTTAAAATAATATATATGAAGTTATTAAAAAATAAAGTTAATTCTAGTGCCGATGGTACTTATCCATTAGGTAAAATTAGAGATGATAGTGGAAATAATATAAGCGGTTCGCAAGTTAATGCCGAATTTATGAACGATTATGTTCAATTTATGGAAAAAATGTTTGCTGATTCTGGTTTAACGGCAAATGGAAATCCTGATAATGGAACAAATGGCTATCAATTATTTGATGCATTTAAAGTTTCATTAAGAAAAAATAAAGGTTTTTTAGTCGGTGATTTTTTTATTACACAAAGTTCTACTAATGCTCCTGTAATATCATTTACATATTTTAATGAATTAGGAACTGCTTCAATAAACCTTAATTACGACTTTAATGGTAGAACAACAATAAGATTAGTAAAAATTGGTTTATTATCATCTAAAGTTTCTGCTACATTTAACACATTTGATCGTAATTTATCTGGTTCTCCATTAAGAGAAGCAAATATTGAACAAATATTTCAAAATGGAGCAAATACAGTAGATATTGCAATAATAAATAGACAAATTAGTGGTGGTAGTATTGGTTCTCCAATTAATGATTATGAAGGTATTTTAAAAATAGCAATTTATGATTAATAGTCAATTTTTTGATATTGACAATCATGCTGTAAAAAACTTTACGGACGATCTTAGAAAGATTAAAAATAAATCATTTCCTTGGGTTGTTCGTAATACATTAAATGATTTGGCACTAGACGTTAAACAACGTACAATGCCAAAACACGCTCAACAAGAATTTACAAATAGAACTAAAACTTTTTTTAAATCTCAATCATCCGTAAATTACGCAAAAGGCAATAACATTAATATGATGCGTTCCGAAATTGGTTTTGCTAATTGGAAAACTAAAACGGATGCCGTAAGTAATTTAGAACAACAAGAACATGGAGGTGTAATTGACAATCGAGATTTTTTACCAATGAATCAAGCTCGTATTTCAAATAGTTTGAATAGAATGGTTCGTGGGAAAAATAGGATTCAAGGTATTAGAAAGACTAAAAAAATGGCTAGTAAAGCAGTTATTTATGATGCACAATCAACTAATTTGTTTGCAAATAGTTTCGGTAGAAGTAGAATAAATCCTAATACAACAAAAAGTCAACGAATTTTAATTGCTGCAATTAATACTAAAAAAGGAGGTTATTTTAGAACCGACAATAGTTTGTTTTATGTTGATAGTTTAACCGTAGTTAAAAAGAATAGAAAATATAAATTTAGAATTACAAAGGTTTATTCTTATAAAAAAGGTAGATCGGTTAGAATTAAAAATGCTACTCATTTCATGGAGAAATCAACTATTGATACGATGAAAATTGCAGATAGTATTTATATTGCTCATGCAGAACATAAACTGCGAAATAATTTTAGAGTATGAGTTGGTTAGAAAAAGTTGAAAAAGGAATAAGCATTACAACTGGTGATGGTCGTAAATATACACCCGAATATTTTTTAACTCCAAAATCAACGGATTTTAATATTGCTGAATTTAATTTCCCAAATGTTGAAGGAACACTTGTAAAACGTGGAACTGTAAAAGGAGCAAAACATAATTTTACTTTTGTTTTTCAAGGTGAAAATCATTTAGACTTTTCTTTTAATTTTGAAAAATCCGCAAAAGATAATCGCCCTTGGGAGATTGAACATCCATTTTACGGCATTTTAAGAGTACATCCAACTTCATTGACATACGATTCAACTGGAATTAATATAACACGTATTACTGGTGAATTTATTGAAACAATTTTAGATACATTTCCACAAGTTTCTTTAAATCCAACGGAATTTATTGATATTATAGCAACCGAAACTATTGAACAAAGTATTGAAGAAACTTCTTATCAATTAAAACCTGATAATAAATTAAAAAAATTATTGAATAAATTAAGTACATTAATTTACAATATTAATTCAGTAATTACTAAAATAGAAGAAGAAGCGCAAGAATACATAAATTATTACAATGCAGCAATTACTCAAATTGATACAATTCAATCAAATACTAATGCTGCAATTAGAAATATTAGTGATGTTGTATATTTTCCTTCACGTTTTGAAGCATCCATTAAATCAAAATTAGAGGGTTTTAAAGAATCATTTGCTCAATTAGAACAAATATTTAAAGAACCTGAAAGTACCAATAACAAAGTTACTTATGAGTTTTTAGGAACTACCGTTGTTTCATCTGCCGCAAGTACAATTGCTGTTTCACAAGAATCTGATTTTAACACATCAAAAGACGTTGTAAATGTAGTAGAAATTATTGTAGAAATGTATAATTCATTTGTTGTAAAATTAGATGAACAACAAAATAGTGTAATTGGTGATGAAAATGCTTATGTTCCAAACTACGATTCATTAAATAAAATGAATGAATTAGTAAATTTTGCGGTTGCAAATTTACTTAAAATCGCAACAAATTCTAAACAAGAACGTTCATTTTATTTGGAAAACGATTCAAATGCATTGTTACTTACTCATAGATTATATGGATTGGATGATAACGATGAAAATTTAGTTAAATTTATGAATCAAAATAATATCATTTTAAATGAAATTATTCAAATAAAAAAAGGTAGAAAAATTGTTTATTTTGTATGAGTTTTACAATAAGTATAAGTGATCGTTTTCGTAATCGAACTGTTGATTTTTTTAATGAATTTTCGTTCACATTACAACATGATGCCGTTGGTAGTACGTTTTCATTTAGTTCATATTTTGATCCGTTTAATCCAGAACATAAAGAAATGTATTGTGTATCGCACTTTCATGATGTTACAGTAAAATCAAACGATGAAGTTTTAATATTTGGAAATATTTTAACACAAAGTTTTGTAATGAATGAAGTTCAAAATTTGGTAAATATTAATGGATATTCACGAACTGGAATTTTAGAAGACGCAACAATTCCTTTAAGTTGTTATCCATTACAATCTAATGGAATGTCATTGTATCAAATTGCAAAACGTATATGCGATAAATTTAACATTAAAATAGTTATTGATCCATCCGTAAGTAAATTAGTTAATTCATCCTATAAAACTGTTACTGCATCGGAAAGTGAATCAATTAAAAGTTATTTATCAAATTTAGCAAGTCAAAAAAATGTAATTATAACGCACACTAATAAAGGTGAATTATATTTTACAGCTTCAAAAACAAATGCTACTCCAATACTTGATTTTGATTTAACAACGGATCGACCTAATGGAATGAGCTTTAGTATGGATTATTCTGGTCAACCAATTCACTCCGTAATTAACGTGTTGAAACAAGCATCGGTTGATAATAATAATTCTACTCAATATTCAATTCGAAATCCTTATGTACTTGGAAGCTATTTTAAACCAACTACGGAGATTCAATCAAGCGGTGAAGACATTGATGCTAGATTAGTCGCAAGACGTTCTTTATCGAACGAATTAAAGAACATTAAATTGACAATTTCAATTGATAGGTGGGATTTAAATAATAAAGTAATTCGTCCTAATAATATAATTAGTATTTTAGCTCCGCATTTATTTATTTATAAAAAATCAAATTGGTTTATTGAATCGGTTGAATATACAGGAAATAACGAAAAACAAACCGCTGTTTTGAATTGTGTTTTGCCAGAAGTGTACAATAATTCAACTGTAAAGAGTATATTTGAAGGTATTAATATGCACGCATGATACAATTAGTAAAAATAATATCGACATCCATTGATAGCGCAAATAGACGTTTGGTCAAGTTTTTTCGTTTTGGTAAAGACGATGTTCAAGAAGTTTTAAGTGCTTCATGCGTTGGTGATGATTCACCACCAATTGAAAATTTAAGAGGGATTTATGTTCAAACTAGTCAAGTTGGTACTCCAGTTTTAGTTGGTTACATAAATGATAAACAAATTGCAAAACCTGGTGAAAAAAGAATTTTTGCTACGGATCAAAATGGAAATGCAATTTTGCATTTTTACATGAAAAGTGATAGTACAATTGAACTTGGTGGAACTGGAAATTATGCCGTAAAATTTAATGAATTAAAAACTGAATTTAATGAATTAAAAGGTAAATTTAATTCATTTGTTAGTTCTTATAATACACACGTTCATCCTGTAAGTGGTGCATCAACTTTGGTAACTACATCATTGGCAACATCATCAACCGCAAATATAGATAATGCTAAAAATAGCAAAATACAAACAATACAATGAATGATATTTTAGTTTTTAAACTTGATTCGGGGCAGCAAACGTCAACACAGATTCGCTCCAAAATTGCACAAATAGATGCGATTATCTCGGCATTGTACGTTACTGCCCTAAAATCGGTTCAAAGTGGTGATATTTATTACCATGAGATTGATACTGGTCAATCAAGACAACGTGTTCAATATTCAACCATGGATAGTGTTGTTAAAGCAATTGAAGGTTACGAAAAACTTAGAATGATGTTGCAAGTTAAGTTACAACCTAGAATGGTTCGATTAATGGATTCAAAAAATTTTAGATAATGAAAATATTAGGATTTGAAATTGGTTCTAAAAAACCTATAATCAATAAAAAATTGCCAAAACAAAGCATGAGTGCTTCTAGTTATGGTCGTTGGGGAAATACTTATGCCGTTTCATTTGATGGTGAAAAAAATTTAG